TAGCTGTTTCCATTTATTATATTAAATAGAATTTAAAATATATTATGAAATAAAAATAATAATATGAATAATATTAATAATAATAATACAATGTCGGAAACAGAAGTAACAGGAAATAATTATGTATGGAACGCAAATGATTATTCTAATATTATTACAATAGGAGCATCAGCATTAGCTTCGGTTCTTTTAGTATTATTTAAATCTAGATGCACAAAAATTTCATTATGTTTTGGAATTTTCTCTTGTGATAGACAACCAACAGAAGAAGAAGAAGAAAATGAAGAAGATAATAATAATAATAATAATAATAATAATGATAATCAGAATAACAATCAAAATAATAATGCTAATAATGTATTACCAAATATACAAAATATATTACCAAATGTAAATAATAATCAAAATAATAATAATGATGAAAATATAATTCCAAATAATAATCCTTAATCATCATCTAATAAACAAGGATCTATTTCATAATCTAATTCATGTGAATACCAATCATAATCGAAATCTTGGACAAAATTCCAATTCTTTCTACATTCATTTAATTCAGGTAATAATATAAATCTACTTCTACCATTTAATTTTTTTATATCAGGTCTAATTTCTTTATAAAGATTGTTTAAACAATTTAATTTAAGTTCTCTGTAAAATGCGTCATTATGAAATTTGTGACCTCCTGTATGTTGTTTATTATAACAATTATATAACCAATCTTTAAAATATGCAGTTTCTAATTTATTTGTTTTTTTATTTTTAATTCTAATTCCTCCAATATTATTTTGATATTCATCTGTTAAAATATCATTCCAAGCTACGAATTTATCATTTGGTAATGAAAATCCTCCTTCTTTTAAACTATCATGAAACCATATCTTAACTGAATTCCAATTTCTTTCTACTTGTTCTTGTGCTAATTTTGATTTTTTATATACTCTTGGATTAAAGTTTGTTATATCTCGATTAAATAAATATTTAGCAAATGATCCAGCAGGAGCTTCTATTACAGGTTTTAACATTTTATATTTTTCATCAGTCATTCTACCTGATAATAAATTATTTAATTGTATGCAATAATGCCGTCTATCTTCCTCTGTTAATCCAGCAAACCAATCATTATTAGTTGTAATTATATAATTAGCATAATCATCAATAATATATAATTCTTTGTTTTTTTTATTAATAGGTTGTTTTTTTTCTGTGATTTTATTCTTAACAATACTTTCTAATTTTTTATCACCTCCCCAAAAACATTCATCTAAATCAATTAATACTTTTGCTTCTAACATTCCATTAAAATCACCAAATAAAAAGTTTGCATTACTATTCTGAATATAATGATTATCACCAATAATTTCAGCTATCTTTTCTAGAACAATTCCTTTTCCTGCTCCTTGTTTTGATTTTAAACATAATACAACACCTATTTTTTTATGAGGTTTTTGTAAAACATGAGCAAACCAATCAATAACATAATTAAATGTATCTTCATTATTATTACACCAAATATTTCGAATATGTTCTAAAATTGGTTTAGCATCATTTATATTAAATTCTTCTGCTTTTTCTTTATCAATATTAAATCCTTTCCATAAATTAAATATATCATTTGTATCATAATTGATAGCTGGATTAAATCCAATACTTCTCACTTCCCTTCTCTCAATGTTACTCAACCATAAATCAAAAAGATTAATATTTTTTTTTGTATAATAACAAGGAAAAGTATATTTTTTATAATGTTCCTTTACCTTTGCAGAATTTTTTAAATACCATGTTTGTTCTCCATTTGATTTGAGATCAGTAATTATAAATTCTCCTGTTTCTTTTACATATATTAAATTTTTATTCATTTTTTCTATAACTCCTCGAATATTCATTTTTCCTTCTATTTCTAGACATTTATCAGTATTTTTATCATACTTAATATTACTAAATTCATAATATAATTTTTTGTAAGGATTGGATGGATTATCTTGTTCAGCCCATCTTTTTAATGAACCAATTCCAATTAATTTATCTAAATCAGGATTACACATATAATTATTCCATTTTGTAATTAAATATTCTTTACAATAATTAGTTGTATCTTTTTTTGACCATGCATCCCAAATTTCTAAACCATCTTCATTTCCCTTTGTAATATTATATAATGCTAATCCAATTTTAATCCAATCATCATATTCATATTTAGATGTTATTTGTAAAACAATATCTAATAATTCTTTTTTATTATATTCATAATTATTTATGTTAATTGGTTCGAATACAAAATCAGGATCAATAGCTTCTTCTTCTTCTTCTTCTTCTTCTGATTGTTGAGGTGAATTATTTGGTGAAACCGCAGGTGATACAAAATTCATTTTATCTTCATTAAAATATGGTTTTAATTCAGACCAAAGAAAATGTTTTTCTTCACCTTTAATTTCTCTATCAGGAAGTTCCCAAGTATTTCTTTTTACATTAATTAAATCAATATCATTAAATTTACCAACACTTATTTCATTTGTATAATCTGCAATATTATCAATAAAAATATAAAAATGATATCCTTTCTTTGTTTCAGTTTCCCAACAATTATTATTTTTTAATTTATTATATAATACATCATTAGCTACATCTTTACTATCGAAATCAACACAAATAAAATTTGGAATATATTTCATGTATAAAGAATAAGAATTTATTTTATCTTGTTTCCAGTAACCTCGATTATTTGTAATTTTATTTTTATCCCAATTATTAAAATCATCAATAGGAACTTTTTTTAACTGGTCTTTTTTATTTTTTTGATAATGATAGTTGATGCGTCTATATAAACCCTTACCAAATTTATTTTCTAATGTTTCCAAAAATTCCAATGACTTCATTATTTATATATTTATAATAATAATATTATTTTAACTTATTTTTCTTAAAAAATTTAAAAAAATAATAATAAAAAAAGATTTTAAATGTATAATATATTAGTCTGTTTCATTTATTCTTTTATTGATAACAATAATTAGTATCTCAAACATAGATAATAAATCAGGATGTTTAATTAATGCTTTCCTGATTTCTTGGACTTCGATGATATTAGCTATATCTAATTTTTCTATTTTAATATTTTCCATCTTATATCAACAATATATTTTATTTTTGTCTTGATAATATATCAGAAATTAAATCTGTCTGTTGCATAATATTTTTTTCCACTTTATAAATAACACATGAATTTTGATCAAGATCAGCCAGTTCCATATTAGGTTTATGAATACTTGTAGTTATTTCACTAATAACAAATGGTTTAGTTGCTGTAAATTCCATTTGAGAACTTTCACTGAAAAAAAAGTCACTTTCAGCATTTTCTTTATTACATACAGCTACAACATTTAATTCTGTTCCACCATATTTAGATCCTGAATATTGTGTATTTGGTATAATATTACTTCTTATCAAAAAGAAACCATTCTCCATTTTTTTAGGAAATAATGATGCTTGTATAACAGAAGAAGTTTGGACAATATTTACAGCTGGTTCTGATACTGGTGTAACATCATCCATTCCAAATAAAGATGTCGATGTTGGTAATTGATAATTATGCATACTATTTCCAAATCCATTCTTAACAAATTGAGGAATATCAACCATCTCAATTATAGCATTTGTAGTTGGAAATTTATTTACAATAGGATCTAAATCATTTGTTTTTTTATTAAATATAGCATCATCAAAAGCATCAGGATTATTATAAATTAAATCATCTTGTAAAAATCCTAATTTGCTCCATAAACTTTCTTCCCATGTATTTTTTCTAAATCTATTACTACTTTCGACAACATTATATCCCCAATCAGCAATAGATATTCCTGTATGACTATCATATGGAAAATATTTATCTAGAAATGGAGAGACATCACTAATTACCATATTTATCACTTTATCCGTTGTATTACTTACATCATTTCTAACAAATAACATCGTATATGGAACTAAATCAGGACAAAAATTAAAAAAATTACTTCTTTTATTAATTTTATATACTTGATTTATGCTATCAGGAACAGCTTGCACAGGACTAATTTTTATGTTACTACCAGCACTTTCATTATTTCCAATAAATTCTGATGAATGTAATTGACTAATTCCAAATCTAGATGATTGTTGATCAAAATTTATTAATGGAGCATTTGCTCCTATATATGTTTGTCTTATATTACCTGTATATCTCAATAAATCAGTAGCCTTTACAGATCCACTAGCACCATCACTATCCCATTTACCTCTGCATTGTATCTGAACTTTATTTGCTCCATTATCAGCAGGAGAACCATCATTTAAGCTATTAGCATACCAATCCAAAAGACCACTATATAATCCAATACTATTACCATGTCCAAATGCCGAAAAATGAAAATCAAAACCTATTCGAGAACCAATAGGAATTTCTGCTTGTCCGTTCCATTGTTCCCATAAATAATCAGGAGCATATTTATTTGTTTCATTATTTAATTCTCCATTCATCCATAAATATATATAATCAGATCCGTCTGTATGTTTATATTTTGTAGCAAATCCATAACACATTCTAATTTGTTGGTAACTATCTACGAAAAAATCTTTATCTTGATCACTATAATCAATCCATAATGTTTGTGATACATGATCCTTTGCTTTAACAGGATCTAATGCGTTTCCTGTGTTTTGATACATATCACATCCTAATTTACTTGGATCAGATTGATTTGCATTATCGGTTGATTGTATATTTATATATCTAGATCTTTCACTTTTTTTATTAACATAAGTTTTAAAAAATGCTTTTGTATTTGTATTATTTCTTGTTCCATCATCAGCTTCATCAAAAAATACATTATCATCCCAATCCCATAATTCATGTTTGTATAAAAATTGAGCATCAAAAACTTCTTTTAATGCTAATAAATTCATCGAATTCCATAAAATTCCAGTTGCTATTGGTAATGGATCTGCTTTATCTGTTGCCTTGATTGGACTATGAATTTGGAAGCCTGCTGGTGTAAATAATCCTATATTATGAGAATTATTTCTTATTGCTAATTGTATTTCAGGTCTTTTAAATCCAACAATTTCATAATTAGATAAATATTGCATAGCTTTAATTTTTAATGCTTCTTTATCAGATGTAGCATAATTTCTATTATTTGTAAAATATCCTTGTGACCAATCACTAGTAGAACCGC